ACAATGACTAACACAACATCTCTAACTATCGGCTACACTGGCTAGGAGATTAAATGGCTAATACTACTTCGGGAACAACTACGTTCGACAAAACTTTTGCTATTGATGAAATAGTAGAGGAGTCTTTTGAGCGTATTGGATTACAAAACGTATCTGGTTATCAACTAAAATCAGCCAGAAGATCCTTAAATGTTTTGTTTCAAGAATGGGGAAACAGAGGCATTCACTATTGGGAAATAGGTTCTACAAACTTAGACTTAATAGAAGGACAATCTGATTATGATTTTTTTAGATCAAGTGATGATGGCACAAGTGCTACAACAACTGCACCAGCAAGTGTATTTGGTATATCCGATGTATTAGAGGCACAATTAAGATCCAACAGAACTCAAACCACACAATCTGATTCTCCAATGACAAAAGTAGATAGATCTACTTATGCAGCCTTTTCAAATAAACTATCAAAAGGAACACCCAATCAATATTGGGTAGAGAGATTTATAGACAAAGTTAGAATACACATCTATCCTACACCTGATTCAACAAACGCATCAAAAGATATGCATTTCTTTTTTATAAAAAGAATACAAGATGTGGGAGATTATACAAATGCAACAGATGTTCCATTTAGATTTGTGCCTTGTATGATATCTGGTTTAGCATATTACTTATCACAAAAATATAACCCACAATTAATTCAAGCTATGAAATTAGCATACGAAGATGAATTAGCTAGGGCATTAGCGGAGGATGGGTCAGCTTCAAGCACATATATTACGCCTAAAGCTTACTACCCAGGAACATAATGGCAAAATACGCAACAGGTAAATATGCAAAAGCAATATCAGATAGATCTGGTTTAGAGTTTCCGTTTACAGAAATGGTTAGAGAATGGAATGGATCTTTTGTACACGTATCTGAATTTGAACCTAAACAACCACAATTAGAACCAAAACCAATGAATGGTGATGCAATATCTTTACGTAATGTTAGACCGGATAGAATAGAAAATGCAGTCCCATATTTATTGCCAACAGATGCTTTTGAAACTTACGAAGCAGGATCTAGAATTATAAACGTTACTGCACCAGGTCATGGTTTAACAAACGGTGATACAAAAAGATTTAGAGGAGCCCCACTTGCAGTTACAGCATCAGGAGGATCTTTTCAATTTACAGACCCACAAAGTTTTGATGGTATATCCGGATCTAATATTGCAAAAGCAGCAGGGTACACAATTACAACAGGTCTATATGTGAATGATGCTAGAAACACTAGTGATTTTTCAGTTGCAAATTTTTTTCATTTTACAGTTGATACAGATACTGCTACAAAAGGAAGTGTAAAAGGAGGAGGCGATGGCTGTTCAGTAGGACCAGTCACGTTGTCAGCATAATGGCAGGATTAAGTGCATCAGGATTAAAAACACAAATAAGAAGTTATACAGAAGTTGATTCTAATGTATTGTCTGATTCTGTTTTAGAAAACATCATATTAAATGCACAGTATAGAATTTTTAGAGATGTACCTATTGATGCAGATAGAAAACAACAATCAGGTAATTTAGTTCCAGGACAAGAAACAATTAACTGTCCAGCTGGAGCTGTATTTATTAGAGGCATACAAGTCTACGATTCAAGTGCCGTGTTGACTGGAGCAAACACATGGCTAGAGAAAAAGGACGTAACATATTTACAAGAGTATCAACCCATTACAGGCACATCTGCAGCACAAGGTAAACCAAAATATTACGCTATGTTTGGTGGTGCAACAGGTGAGGCAGATACTAATTCAGGACGTATCTTTTTAGCTCCTACCCCTAATACAAATTACAAATTTAGAGTGCACTATAATGTGGCACCAGCTCTTTTAGAGAATGACGACACCAACTATATTAGTTTAAACTTCCCAAATGGCCTACTATATTGTTGTCTGGCAGAGGTTTATGGCTTCTTGAAAGGTCCAGCAGATATGTTGACATTATACGAGCAAAAGTATAGAACTGAAGTACAGAAGTTTGCTAACGAGCAAGTTGGAAGACGAAGAAGAGACGACTACACAGATGGTGCAGTCAGAATACCAATAAACTCAGCAAACCCATAGGAGATAAAAAATGGCAATAACATCGGCAATTTGTACAAGTTTTAAAGTAGAACTTCTAAAAGGAGTTCATAATTTTACTGCAACAACAGGTAACACATTTAAAATTGCTTTGTATGATAGTGATGCAACATTAGGTGCATCAACTACTGCATTTTCAACGTCAGAAGAAATTACAAATACATCTGGAACTGCATACACTTCTGGTGGCGCTACATTAACAAGCGTGACTCCAGTCGCTGATAGTACAACTGCAGTTTGTGATTTTGCAGACGTAAGTTTTTCATCAGCTTCTTTTACAGCTAACGGTGCATTAATTTACAATTCATCTGCATCTAACGTAGCTGTTTGTGCGATAGCCTTTGGTTCTGATAAAACAGCAACTAACGGAACTTTCACAATTCAATTCCCAACAGCTGACGCAACAAACGCAATCATAAGATTAGCATAGGAGGACCACTATGTCGGTTTCTTCAGGATGGGGTCGATTCACCTGGGGCCAAGCGTATTGGAACCGTGATGCTTTACTCGCAACCGGATGGGGTGCGAAGGCATGGAACGATGGTGAATGGGGAAATTTAGCAGACGAAACAGTTTCATTAACAGGCGTTGCAACTACATCTTCATTAGGCACAGTTAATCTTATTGGAACAGCTGTTGTCGAGCCAACAGGAGTTTCATCTACAGCGTCTACTGGTTCTATTTCACCTGTAATACCAAAAACAGTAGAAGTCGCTGGAGTATCATCTTCATCAACTTTTGGAACAATTACAAATGTAATTGAAGTATCTTTTGCTGTATCTGGATCATCATCAACTGCAGCAACAGGTGTGGTAGATCCTGCAGATCAAGTCATGGGTTTAACAGGGCAAGAGTCTACCGTAGGTCAAGGAACAGCAGTTGCACCAAACGAAGATGTATCACCAACAGGACAAGCTATAACTTCATCACAAGGAACAGCACTAGGTGTAACTTCACACGAAGCTAATTTAACTGGATTTGCAATAACATCGGGGATAGGTTCTGTGGTTGTACCTAACGATGCAGCTTTATTATCAGGTATACAAGCAGAGTTTACTTTAGGTTCGTTAATAGGATTAGGATCTGCTGTGCAAAATTTAACAGGTGTTTCATCGACAGCTTCTGTGGGTAGTTTAACAATAGCTGATGTAATGGGATTAACAGGAGTGTCTGCTACAGCCTCTGTAGGAAGCGTAGATCCAAAAGATCAAGTTATGGGATTAACTGGACAATCGGCTACAGTTAGTGTAGGAGCAGTAAATGTTACTGCTTTAGCGAATATTGACACGGGCAGTAACACGTCGTATAGTGATATTTCAACGGGTTCTAATACTTCGTATTCAGATGTTGCAACAGGCTCAAATACAAGCTATAACGACGTAACAGGAGAAGCAGCTTAATATGGCATCGACATTTACACCCCTAGGTATTGAACTCCAGGCAACTGGTGAAAATGCCGGAACGTGGGGGACAAAGACAAATACAAATTTACAGATTGTAGAGCAGATATCTGGTGGTTTTACTACACAAGCAGTATCTGATTCTGGAGATACAACTTTATCCGTATCTGATGGATCTACAGGCGCAACGCTTTCTCATAGAATTATAGAATTTACAGGATCATTAACAGCGAGTAGAAACGTAACTATTCCTCTTGATGTTCAAAACTTTTATATCTTAAAGAACTCAACTTCAGGTTCTCAAAATGTAGTATTTAAATATGTGTCTGGAACTGATTCTGGTATTACTATTGCAAACGGTAAAACAGTTTTAGTTTATGCAAAAGCGGATGATGGCACTAATCCAGGTATTGATTCTGTTGCATTAGCAAGTGATCTTGTTGATGACACATCACCACAATTAGGTGGTAATTTAGATACTAACTCTTTCATGATAGACTTTGATACCTCTCACGGTATTAGAGATGAAAACGGAAACGAACAATTATTTTTTAGCACAACATCTTCAGCTGTAAACTATGTAAATGTTACAAATGCTGCAACAGGAAATGATCCAAAAGTAGCTGCTGCAGGTGATGATTCAAACATAGATTTACAAATAGCACCAAAAGGATCTGGTGAGATTGTAGTGGGTACAGGATCAGCTGCATCAACGATTACATCAGCTGGTGCGTATGATTTAACTTTAGACACAAACTCAGGAACAAACTCAGGCTACATTAACATTGTAGATGGTGCTAATGGTAATATTCAAGCATATCCAAATGGAACAGGATTAATAGAGATTGGTGGTGGAACAAACGCTGGAACTATTCAACTTAACTGCGAGGCCAACTCCCACGGAATAAAGTTGCAATCCCCGGCGCATTCGTCCGGTCAATCTTACACACTTATCTTTCCTACAGGAAATGTAACAGCAGATAGATTTTTAAAAGTTGCATCAGTAACAGGATCAGGCGCGACAGGTGTTGGTCAATTATCTTTTGCTGAAGTATCTGGCGGAACATCTTGGCAAGCAGTAACAACAACTAACGCAACAATGTCTGCAGGTGAAGGTTATTTTGTTAACACAACATCTGGTGCTATCACAATGACATTACCAAGTTCAGCAACACAAGGTGATGAAGTATCAATTATTGATTACGCTGGAACAGCGGACACGAATAATATAACAATAGGGAGAAACTCACACAACATACAGGGTTCTGCAGCAGATTTAACAGTGTCAACAGAAAGAGCTGCTTTTACATTGGTTTACGTAGACTCGACTCAAGGTTGGCTATTAAAGGATAAATAATCCATGGCTACTTATAAAGAGATACAGGGCGAAGCAGTTGTCAACACTAGTTCAGATATTACTAGCGAAGGACAGGTATTTTATAATTCTGGAGAAAACGCTTATAAATTAGCAGCGGCCACAAGCTCCCCTTCTTGGGCAAGCGGTGGTAACTATCCAGCAAATATACAAAGACAAGCAGCGTTTGGAACTCAAACAGCAACTGTTAATGCTTCAGGATATGAAGGATCTGGTTATACAACTAACACCAAGGAATATGATGGCACTTCATGGACTGCAGCTAATGCATCGCCTGCAGCTCTTGAGTCTCCAGGAGGTGGTGGAGTTTTAACCGCTGGATTTATTTGTGGTGGAGAAAGCCCGGCTCCAGCTAGAGTTACTACAACTGCAGAATATGATGGTACAAATTGGACTGCAGGTGGTGCACTGTCAACAGGAAGATCTAGTTTCATGTGCGCTGGAACATTAACAGCGGGTATTGCTGCGGGAGGTGGTGTGGCCTCTCCTGGTTTTACAACCGCTACAGAAGAATATGACGGTTCCTCATGGACATCAGGAGGAGCTTTACCTTTAGCAAAAAGAAATAACAGAGGTTTTGGTACACAAACAGCAGCTTTAAATCTAGGAGGAGAAGCACCTCCAAACGTAAAAAAAGACACAACAGAAGAATACAACGGCTCTTCATGGACAGCTGGAGGAACTTTAGCAGCAACAGCAGTAAATATGGATGGTGAAGGATCTCTGACGGCAGGATTAGCAACGGGAGGTGGCCCAACAACAACGACATGTCAACTTTATGACGGCACGTCTTTTAGCCCAACTGCTTCTATGGCTAATGCAAGAACATTACATGCTACTACAGGAGCTAGTTCATTATCAGCGCTGGCTATAGGAGGTGCTCCACCTGCAGGTGCCACAGACGCAACAGAAGAATTTAATGGCCCTGGACAACCAGCAGTAGAAACAATAGACGTAACTTAAGGAGGAAAAACTATGGCAACATATCAATATTTAACAGCAGAAAATTGGGGTAAAGGATTTATTACAAGTAAAGATAATATTTCTTTTTCACCTTCAAGTTTTCCTGGTAATGTTTGGAGAGTGCCTGCTAACAATAGAAAAGCAAATGCTTGGATTAAAGAAGTTTTAGGTGTAACTAAAACTAGAGATGAAGCTCAAGCTATTGTAAATGCAGAAATACAAGCTGCACAAGCTGATTTTGATGCATTGACTGAAGAGCAAAAAGCAAGTCATCCTGTTGGTAGACCTGAAGATATAACATTAGAGGAGTAAAATGGCATATAAATACTGTGTAGCAGAAGACTCAGGTAATGGTTTTATTACCGCTAGAGAACGAATGGAATTTCATTTATCAGGACATCCTGGTAATGTATGGGTCGTTGGTGATAATCTATATGGTAATGCTTGGATTAGAAGAAATAATGCCATTCTTAAGACAAAAAAAGACGCGCAAGCGATTGTAGATGCAGAGATTGCAGCAGCCCAGTCTGCTTATGATAGTTTAGAAGATAGTGAAAAAGAGAATAGAGTTAGACCAGGAAATGAGGTATTAATATAAGATGTCAACTTATAAAGGTATAAAAGGATTTAAGATACAATCACTAAGTGCAGATCCAGTTCCTGCTGTTGCAGGCTGGTCTTCAAGCGGAGCTTTAAACACAGCAAGAAGAAGTTTAGCATCTGCAAACGCAGCTGCGCAAAGTGCGTCATTAGCTTTTGGTGGTGCAACAGGGCCAACTTCAAATCAAAGTTTAACTGAAGAGTATGATGGTTCTTCATGGACAGCTAGTGGTGCTTTAAATGTAGCAAGAGGTAAATTAGCTGGCGCTGGTATACAAACAGCAGGTTTAGC